GTAGCCCAGAAGGGAGCGACACTCATCCAGGGATTAATCTAACCCAGAATGTCGCTCCTTTTTATATCTTCAGAACTTATACTTTATAAAATTGTAACTACAAAACCTTCTTTGCTACGACCAGAACAGTCGCGCACAAAAAGGAAAAATTAATTTCAATTTTAGCATATGTTCTAGGTCATAACCTACCTGCTAGCTACCGCAGGGTTTCCTCCATGTTTAAGTCTTGGGAGACTGCTCATACCTGAGCTAGGTCGTTTAACGTCCGACGACGAAGCGCACCCTAAACTGCGAGAAAAGAAGGCTGACCGAACACAACAGGTACGTTAACAAAAACAGCTAACGAAAAATCATCGGCTGCAGAAACGTACCTATCGAAGCCAGCTATACCTCCCTCCCCAACTGTAGGAATAGGACCATAGCAACCATATCTTAAATTGATCCCCATTTCATTCACCAAATTCGTGGCGATATTGTATGTGCGACCATTAAAAAACCTCTGAAATGAGTGATAGGGTGTTTCAATATCTAAAACAGAGTCGCTTGATGGAGACGCATTGCCACCGCGAAACAATGTGTTAAGTCCAAAACCTCTATCTACTAGACTCCGATAAGGAATTTCGCTGGTTCCTACGGGTTGCGTTCTTAAGGACACATTATACCCGTATGTTCCCACGTAAGACCGGCCAATCACCGCGTTTCTAACTCGAGTACTAGTTGGCACAAACCTATTCCTCAATCCACCCCTACGAGCCAAAAAAGCAGGCGTAAACCAGTTCAAATGGGTCATAGCAGTGTAATTATATGGAACAGTTCCACCAGCAGCTAAATGTACTGCACCACCAACTTTCCCTGGATATAAGGGAAAAGCGGGAACGGTAATATCTACGTTCACATTTGCATTATCTTGAGTCCCAACTGTCATAGTATAAACATACCTCTTCAATATAGTTCTCAATGAAGTAACCGGGTCACCATGATGAATAATGGAAACATTCTGATTAATGCATTTATTACCGAATGTTGCATTAACCTTAGCCATGTATGGGCGATAATGAGTATCTTCCATATCCTCTCCAGATTGCAAATTATACTTATAAGTTACGTAATTTTGATCAGTAGGATCAAACAACTCGAAATCATCACTAGCAGCCACACTAACCACCACAGACACATCTGCTGTGGCCGACACAGATGGTGCAGTCAGCTCATTCATAACATATACTGCCAACAAACCGTTGTCGTATAGTGGATCAGTGTCTATATTACCTGCAACAACAGCGGATGTACTGAAAGGAAAAGTAGTTGCGCCAATATTTGACGCAGGATCGCTAACACGCAAATATGGCATGTTAGTGTTCCAGCCTACTTCAATAACCGCTTCTTTGGATTCTGACAAATCCCATACGTACATATATTGCAAATTATGATTATTTCCTGAAACAAAATCCGCGTTTCCAGTCATAACACCAGGATCATACACTATCTTAAGTCTACCTCTATGAAAAGAGGATGCGACGGCCCTAAATCTGTATTTAATAGATCCCCGCCAAGATCTAAAAGCCATACTCGCCCAACACATAGGCGTCATGTAAAATTGCATATTTGGTGCAGGATTTAAATTATCAAACAAGCAAGGAGAAACTTTAACCTGAAATAAACGAGTGTCGGTAATTCCAACTTGGGTCCAAACAAAAGAAGTTAAAATGGTTTCTCTCTGCACAATAGATGCGAGAGTCATCTCATCTTCACCAGTTAGACCCACAACCCGCGGATCAACAGTCACCTCCTGCTTATCATCGAATGTCGCCTTAAAAATGGGATCGTGCTGGGTGGAAGACGCAAAATTAGGCAACTGACGCCTGTTCATAATTGCTATGTCAGAAACTACTGATGGTTTCGAATAACCAAATATCTTAGCAACAGTACCTAGCGAAGTAGCGCCTATTTTGGTGGCCAACGCATACGGTCCTATGTACGGAACGGCAGTTAACCGCGAAGCTATCTTAGCTAAAATATACGCCGGACGAGAAACAACTCCCTGCCCGTACTCATCACCCGATTGCGGTACAAGACCAGCCACAGGCAACAATGTCGGTCCAGATAACACGACATTCTCTGCCCAACCTAACACAGTTATTGTGATAGGCTCCACAATACCAGACACATGCCTCAAAGGAACGACTTGTCTAATGTTAATCAAAGTCGAAGCAGACACATCATTAGCGGTCACACTCATGTTAAATGCATTGTTGTATTGCAGAAATGGAACCCTTAAACAGCCACCTTGAGAAGTCGTAGGATCTAGCATAATATGCGGTCGTTGAGATCTCAATAACACGCCCTGATTATTGTTATTGTCAACAAAAGCAGTCATAGTCTGATCGGCCGCCGCATTAGGACTCAAGCTAGCCATCAACAAGCCATAATGAAATGGTGTCCCATTAATCAAAAACTTGACACACATATCAGATTTCATGTACCTATTGTTGGCCAACCTATTTACCACCTTAGGATTAGACCAAAACAATTGATACGGGTTAATGTCAGTCGAAGGAAAAAGAGTGCCAACGGTCCATGAAAAAGTGGCCAATCGAACAGGTCGCTGAAAAAAATGTTTAATATCAACCTCCGGAACATCTGCCACATAATAAGTATCATCCCTATCTGTGATAAACTGATCTTCAACCTGAGCAGTATCATCAAGAATGGTCATTAAAACCTGTTCAGTTTGCGCTTCTCCGATACCATGTTGCCTAGCGACGCCAGATTGCACCTCATAGACTACTTGATCCCCATCAACATAAGCACGGACATTATCAATATAAATATCAGTGTCATCATCAAGATAATAATAATAATCGAAAGTATGAAAATCGATATATGATAGCCTCCCTTCATCTGTCAACTGAGGTACACTTGTCATTGTAGATTCTAAAGATGCAGAAAATTCTTCAACAACATCATTGAAGCTCACGCGAGAAACTTCAAGCGGGTCATCCAACCCTTGCAGAATACTGCCATTTTCGTTTTGGGGGTTACTACTCCCCGAGGAACTGAAATCAGACCTCATATTATTGCTATTTACATGTGTTTCGAGTAAAATATACAACGAGTCTATACTCATGAACTCGCCAATTATTATGTTCAATATATAAAGTTAATAAAGCCTAATATGTAATATATATTATATACAAATTGGTATCCAATTACTAACCTAAGCGATTTTATCTACCATCTCCTCATATGTACAATGGAGATTAATAGAGTGCAAAGCGAAATTATGATCTAGCGCCACCTTGCTCAACTGGTGACGCACTCGTTCATAGTACTCTTTGCCACGGGGGGCCAACTCCCGCAAGGCGCCGTCCACGACGGAGCCAGCCCATTCCTGATCGGTGACCTCGGTGCTCCTCATCCGGGCATGCAAGGATTTATACACCGATTCTTCTGCCAACACACCAACCCTTCTACCAAGATCAGCATTAAAAAGATCGTGTCTTTTTAAAAAATCGACGTCACACAGAGATAAAAATTTAATGTGTTCACCACTTTTACTTGGTGGAGTGTACTTCATGCCAATACTATTAATATAATCGCTCTTAGAGATATTATTATACCCATCATATCGAATGTTTACACTGCCAATATCATCATCTCCGTACGTCATCATGGAAACAGCATCCCTAAAAAAGGTTCTTGGATATATAGACCTAAAAGCGCACCGCGATATTAAAGAGTTAACAATAGAATTTATATAAACTGTCAAATTATGACCGGACGGATTACCACCATGCAACATCACCAAAGTACCGTTGTAAGCTAACAAAGGGTAAATCACATCTGCAATAACTGATCTCATTATCCTCAAATCCCTCTCCCTGTAGTTTGCACGAGCAGCCAATTCCATTAAAATATCAAAAGCCGCACCTGTCAAACTAGCGGGCATACGCTGGTCATAAGCACTATAATCGCCGGCAACTATATTGCAATCACCATTGGTCTCAATATGCTCCATCATCTCGCCCCATTCAGAACTAAAAGCGTTGATGCCCACAGCACATTCTGACTGTAGAGGAAACATACTCAAATGAGCAGCCAATGGTAGAAAATATTGTCGTAGCACCATTTTCAAAGCTACTGGAGCAGCTTGAAAAACGCGCACCTTCAGCTTACCTATCTTAACTGGCTCGTCTTTAAGCGAAGCCCTAAAAATTGGGTACGCCCTCTGGCCCATCTCATATAATCTAATATATTCGTGGTAAACGCCAAGTATCTCATCATTAACAGCAAACCTAACACTGTGGTCTTGCGTCGAATCTATCTGATGACAATATCTAGCTAACTTTCCACTAATTGGAAAGCCAACAGATGTATTCTGTGGCATGCGATTCAAAAATCTATCTCCATCCAAACCGTTAACAATCTTATCCATTGATAACGGTTCAATCTTGGAGAAATCTACGCACAATAAACCGTGAAGATAATCGTTAACTGCCACTATGATCTCTCCAGGGTTGGGACCCACAGCCGGTGTACTAAATCCTTCCATGCCCAGAGCCCAATTGTGCCACGATGGTACATCAGGATACCCCATTGGTGCAGGACCATGAGTTCTTTCCTTCCCCAGGTACTTAATCACGCTCTCAGAAATGTGAGACACTATCACAGACGATTTATTAGTAACACCACCAAGGCAAGAACCCAATACAGTAATCGACGCGTCATCGCGTAAAAAACGTGTCGGACATCGTGGAGCTATATCTTTGTCAAGCATAAAGCTAGTACCTCCGGTGTGACTTTCATACATGACAGTGGGCACGTCTCCAAGGCTGGCTGTGGGACATATTCCCGGAACGCCAGATAAAACTTCAATAGCCGAGACAATGTTATCCCGGGTAACGTACCCCAAACAGCCATGAGGCGTATCTGTAAGACCCCCCAAATGGAAACCAATAATGTGTGGTGTCTTAGTGTTTGAAACAAAAGTGCCCATACACATACCACAAAAAGTTTTTAAATGAGAAAATGAATAATGTCCACCATCATATTCTTTGGCAACAGTCTCCACCCTACCGAAATTGACGGCCACATCCTCTTCTAATAAAGAACCGTCCTTATTTCTAAAAGAAAACGAAGCCACAACACGCCCAAATTGCTTACAATTCGGGATGTAATCGACTAGATCTCGCTTATCAGTCCCACCTGGTGCATAAACTAGTACCAAATCAGTTCCAGGAAAAAACACGCTAGAACACCTAGAAATTTTAACCCTGTACCGGTGTGAATTAATAATACTACCCTGTGGCGTGATCATGAGCTCCATATTATCTTCCTTGAAAAAATGTTGGGGAATCAATAAAAAATGAGTCTTAATGAAAAAACCACCAACTACTTGTGTGCCCGCTTTAACGTGCACCAGATTAGCCTGAACAATCTTATTCAAATCTTTATAATCCGTAGTTTTTACCTTAGGCTTCACATCCTTAAGCTTAATCATAGGAAGAGTTGTCCATGGATTTGCACTAGATCTTCTAATTGCATATTCGGTTTCATCAGGTTGCAAAGCAGAATGTTCTGTCCACGAACTAAAAGTTTTTGAACGCAGCAATTTCATGCCCGATTTGATGCATATATACAATATCCTGAGAACAATCAAGTGTCCTAACAAAGGCGTTGCAGTCCTAACAACTTCTCGCATGGTACGAACAGGCGCATTATTCAAAATATATCGGCGATACCTCCTCCAACGCAATCTCGCCGTTTGGAAATTTAGGTAAAACAAAACAACGTGTCGCCAAAGTACTATAAAAGTGTAAATTGCACCAAATCCATGCACCATCAAAGCATAAGATGAGCCAATGCTAAAAATGGTCATGAGATAAACTGCAAGCCACGTTAATATGTTAAAGATATTCCCCAATATAGAGCCAAGTAGCCAACCTACAAAACGCCATGTGAGCAATTCGCGAAAAAAAGGATAAATATACTCATCGAAAATAGGATGTATATTAGAAACGCCAAAATTTTCGTCAAATTCAGGAATATAGATTAAAGGATCTTGTATCTCAACAACTTCAATGGGCATGTCCTGTTGCGCATCATCACCTGTGTGCTCATGCATTAAACAAGTACATGCAATATCCAAAGAATGACACAAAGGGCAAATAATAACCTCGTTATGTATGATGGTTTGCTTAGAAACAATATGGCGTTGAGTGTCACTAAATTGTTTCGCTGCGTGTGCGATATGGATGGCAATAGTAGCTATGCTAACATTAACTAATTCCTTGCCATAAATCGGACAAACAATGGGAACAAAAGTGGCAACGTCTGGTAATCCCAACGTGGGATTTGCCACAGAAATACACTTTTCCGCAGTCAATTCCCACATGTCAGGGTACAAGGCGTCAGACCCACTTAATGTCGAGCAATACTCACTAGCTTTTATAGGATCTAGCATGTAATTTCCAGTACCCTCTCGCACTGCAAACTCTTGCTTGACCTTCACGGAAATTCGAATGTTCAAACGGCGCAAAATAGAGACTGGCTCATTGGAATATACGGTGGCCATCAAATCGGGAACATTGGTTGTAATAACAACAGTCTTAGGACGAATAGATATTTTACCCTTAGACTCTAAATCCGCCATAACAGCATACTCAGGATTATTATTATTAAATTTAATTAACTGTGCCACAGGTGAATTTTGCAAAAAGTTTGCTTTCGTGTTACACATGTCATCCATCACAATTGTCTCGGTGTCCGATTTATAATTGGAGAAATAATCATCTCCTTCGTTCCACGTAATTTTCTTTGCTTGGTCGCCTGTACCTCCACTGGCTTTCACAGCTACGATATTCAATATACCAGCCACTGACGTTTTTCCAACTGATGAAGGTCCGCAGACGCAAAGAACATATGGTGCACAGCGCATAGATCCTGCGTTGTGTCGTCTATCAAAATCGTTTTTAAGCCGCGCGATATTCACCATTTTATCCCAAACTATTTTCTTCTCTGGTCCTTTCTGTATAGAAACGTAAACTGTCTTCAAGTAATTGTGCAAATCGTCATACAATGTGCAGTACCCGTCGTAAGTAATATTAGCCTGGTTCCAGTCGCCGTCGCACACCATAGGCGTAACGCGCAAAAACAATAACATCTTCTCATCGTACGAAAAAGCCTCAACATCATCAAACAAAATAGGGCGTAAAGAGCCTTGACTAAAGCACACATAACCCATCTCTATAAAATAGGCGACAGCTTCAAGCATCATCTGTGATACATCCATAATATTAGCATTGTCAATACGCTTACGCAATGACTCCGAAAATAACGGGACGCCTAATAGAGAAAACTCTAAATTAGCCGCCTTGCACAACCCGCTAGACACAACCAGTGCAATAACATCGGTAATACGCACGAACAACTTAGATGATCTCAAACTCTTCCAATCCTTTAAACACTGTTTGAAAACGGACACTATAGCTTCCATGGACTGAGGCTGATATTCCTCGCCACCCATGACTTGCATAAAATAATCAATCATATTTTTAGAAATGCTTTCATTATAATAAGTCTTAAAATGCAAGAAAAGCAACGCGCTTGCGTTAGACAAATTCGTACTGGTTACTAAACCAGTTACTAATGCTGCCCATTTTTCAATATTGTTCATATCGAATTTCGATAAATTGTGCAAGGTAGTGCAATTCTGCCACATAAGAGACAAGCGAGGTGTGACGTTAAAAGTTGTTCGCACCATCTGAAAGTCAATATCCAATCCTTGTTGAATATAGTTTAGCTGATTTCTAATCCTTTCTTCAACAAAATCGCGAAAAAAGAAAATCCTTAAAACACTAATAAACAGCCTCGGACAATTGACCATCCACCATTGGCAAAAAAACTCGATGACAAAGAAAAAGGTGTGGAAATTCCTACCCCTAACTCCAATAAATGGCAAATTCGCTTGCCAAAAATCGGATCCAACATGGGGCGTATACATCTTTTTCAAAGTGTCTTTCTTTATTTTTACCACCTTTTGCAACTTATCTTTGCCAGCATTCTGGCATTGACGAGTTTTCTCTTGTATTACAGTTAATTCTTTCTTCTTTTTGCTATACACTGCTTGACTACGGGCATGGTACTTACTTTTGCCGTAATTACCAGACTGCAATTGATAGCGCGGAAATCTGAAACCTCTAATTAATCTAAAAAATAAAGGCCAGTCGGTAAACAATAATGCACTTGTTAAGAAGTACAAAATACACTCAATGATCATAAGAGTGTTATCATTGTAAAGATAATATACGAACAATGGAACCTTGACAACGAAATTGCTAGGGTGGGTAATCCTAACAAGTAAGATCGTAAACCACAATGGTGGTTCTTCGCAAAATTGTCTAATTGCGGTCAAAAAAGAGAGAACGAAGGTGTAGATGTGTGTAATAAATCCAATCATGACTGTTAGAGGATTTATCACCCACATCTCTCACCCACGTTCTCTCTACAAAATAAAATTTGTAGAGATTGAACATGGGTGCGCACATGAATTTACTAAGTCTATAAATAGACCGTTAACGGTGATTATAATTACTGCTTAGACACAGTACATAAATAACACAAATGGAAATAAAATCGTAAATTAAACATAAGTTTAAATAGAAAACAGGGTTCATTAAGCCCTGTATACGAGATTCACTTCCAGCTATTTAAATATAATCACTCATGAGCGACGAGACCCCGTCCCTGGGTGTCAAACCAGAGCCTGGGAGGGTAAAGTGGGGGTGCTTTTAAGATAGGCTGCACCCCTAGCCTGGCCACAAGGCAGGAAGCTCTTTTTATATTAAGAATAAAAAGGCATAAAAGAACTGTGTGATTCACGCATCACATGCGAGTGTTTTCAAAAAACACTAAAAGAAAATTCCCTAGGTAAATCGACCTAGGACAAGTATTTCTAACTTCGTTTCGATTGTAGTCTTCAAGTGATAAGCATTATTTGTTAGCTTAAAACTATAGTTAAATTGATCTATAAATAATCGGTATTCAAGCAATACTTGATGAGAAATCGTTGTGAACACGAGTAACTCATACTAAAAACAGTACGCAATGAATGAACGTATTATGATGATTGATATACGCCAATTCTTAGAATTACAAAGCAACATCGGATGACTGAAGTGTCATCAAATATCACTCAAACCCCAAATTATTATATAGGGG